GTTTCAACAGAATGTCTTCCAACAAAGTCAACATCATCATGCATCAAGTCAAAAGGCTGATAGACCTTATACTTGTTAACATCACACCTAACGATCTTAATATCGTCGTCAGGGGCAATGTAAGGACAAAAAGGTCTTACACCGTCAGCACTTGGCAATAATGACACACATGTAATATCTTTACAATATTTAGCTAAAGACGCAGCACAAGCTCCAGGATGGGATCCTAGATCTAATACATTGTTAAACTTAATGTTAAAGAAATTAATGGCAAACTCCATACGAGCTGCATGGAATCCGTAACATCTGGTTGGTTGCGCATAAGGTGACATCTTCCTAATAGCCGATCTATAACGTTTCTTAGTCATCTCAGATAGTTTAATCAAAATATCTTCAGAAAAATTAACAGCTGTTTCATAAGGAAAGCAGTCGTCAGAAGATAAAGATTTGTCAAATCTGACAAAATTGGGAAGCTGTGGCCAAGACACCTTCAACGACGAAGGGATCGGAACGCCATAAAGCTCCTCAATCATAGACATAGATGGAATTATAGGAAACTTATTAGGAATCAAAGAATAATCAAAATTTCTCCAAGGATGTTTTTTACGCATCTGTGGAGTGACTTCGACCCAATGGAGATCGTAATGTTTCTTAAATCTAGCTAATAAATCATAACACACCTTTCTAACATTGCTATTAAAAGGGTTATCTAACAGATGACCAATAACACGCTCGGAGGCAATGACAACATCTGGTCTTTCACGTCTTCTAGGATCCATTTCTTCTGGCATGATTAATCTAGAGTGAGTTTCAACACTATCGCGAAACACATAATAATTACCGGAGCGGTAATGTATGTGCTTGGATAAGAAATCAACTTCACCAATATATCTAGCCGAATGGATCACTTTAACGAGCATACCAAATCTGGCATATTCCTCAACGATAGTCTCATCTTTAATGTGATCTGGTACCAACAAAAAATTATCGTCACCATACAACACATGTTTAACAAAACCAATACGTTTCATGATACATCTAAAAATAAATTCGTGTAATAATGTATTATCATTAGCTGTGGACGCCCATCCACTTTTCATACCTTGATACACTTTGAACATGTAACCCAACGGCATTAAAATGGTAGCATTTATCATATTATCCAATATACGTAAGTACATACTAACAAACTTAATTTCCACCCCCACACGGGTCAAAAATTTTTTGAAAAAGTACAACAACATCTTCATAATATCTTTATGCAATTTAGCATCCCAGCTGCTAATATCTAACGAAACATAACGAAATCCTTTAGGTGCAAATCCTTTATCACATTCAAAATGTGCAGCAAATTTGTTAGCACCGCAATTCATCCACGAAAATCCAACTCCACACCAAGAATATGTGTTATTCATAAAATGACACCAAGGTTGAATAAACAAAAGCGCAATCATTAAGCCCGCGAAACCACCATACTGTATTAATCTGCCGGCGTCCTCTTTTTCAACAATTTGATGTTTGGCACGTCCTGTAGTATACCAGACATGGTCATCAAAATATTGATTAAAGATTTCTTCGTCATTTAGCATTTGGTTAGCGTTGACTTGAGCATCCTCAAACACATCTCTCTTCTTTTTACCTTCTGGGTATGGGAATCCAGCGGCAGAAGACATATCAATGTTTAATTCGCAAAAACTACGATCGTAAATGTTGCCATTGATCTGTCCAGCCAAATCCTTGAAACCTTCCTCTTCAAACAACTCATCGATAAATTCGTCAACAACATTGGTGAGTTCCAACACAGGAACTTCATCAACAAAAGTCGACGAAAACAACTCCAAATGAGCAAGTTTAAGAGGTAAAGTAGGATTGACACGTTTGTACTTAGCCATAGCCTGGACACTCTCAATGGGATGGTATCTGTCATAAAACTGCTTCAAAAAATG